TGAGAAGTTTGAATTTCAGAACCACCAGCACCACTACCACCACCACCGCCGCCACCGGAACCTCCATCTTGAGGGGTTGATGCCCCACCACCAGTATGACCAGCACCACCACCACCGCCTTTTGCTGTAAGTATTGTGCCACTACCCTCATCATTGTTATTAAAGGTTGAGTCAACGCCTGTTGTTCCGGGGTAACTTCCGCTACCAGCACCACCAGTACCAACCGTAAAATCATAAACAACCGCTGGTGTTACAGCGTAAGAGGGGTGATTTATTATTCCACCAGCACCCCCACCTCCAGCATAGGATGATCCCGGCCCACCGCCTCCGCCAGCTACTATAAGTATTCTTGCCAAATTAACATCAGATGGACAAGTCCAAGTACCACTACTATTGTTTTCAGAATATTGATAAGCCCCGAAAGATACAGCACTGTAATAGTTTGATGCTGTTTCTCTATAGTCATTAGTAGATGAACCGCTATCAACTCCACTAGCATCTTGAAAATCATCAACCGTCTGGTCAACAAGATTGTATTTAGCCAAAGAACCATTTGAGGCTACCTTAAAACCAAGTAATGCTATGTCGTCATTAATTCCAGTTACATCTGTTTCTGGAGCATTGCCCAATGCCGCCAATGGAATAGTTCCAGTTACGTTTGCGCCGGGAATAGTGGTTAGTTGCCCAACTGGAACAGCGCCACTAGCCAAGTTAGAAGCATTAGTCGGATCAACTGCCATCTTTGCAGTGGTGACATCCCCATCGTTGATCTTCGCGGTAGTAACAGCATCCGCTATGATCTTGCTACTGGTGACCGCATTGTCTTCTATATCGCTAGACGTTAGAGCAATCGTAGGTCTTACCTTGCCCATGTAACTCATTACGTTATCTCCAGCACACTGCAAAATCCATTCAAGTCACCATCGGCTGATGCAGTACATCTGATCATATCTCCGGCACTTGCGGCGTTTGCATTCCTCAAGTTAATTGGTTTATCAAGAACTAGAGTAGAATCCGCTGGTACTGGAATCGTCTTACCTACATAGAAGAAGCTACCAGAGCCAGCCCCATCTGTAGACACCTCAATATCAACATTCACCGAATTTACGCCATCAATGTTAGATAGGTAAATAGAGTGTACTACTGCTGAATCTTGTCCAATAGGCACTTGATATAATGTAATAGGTGCGGCAGTATTTTGTATTGCTACCCCTGCGTTTGTAAAAGTATTTGCCATACTAGCCTCCTAATGCCAGCGCCATTGCTGCTGAGTTATCTACCAAGTCTTCCCAATCAATACCGAAAGTCGCGCTTGCTCTTGCGGTCATAACCTTACCATCTCCACCAACCGGGATTCTTGTTTCCTCAGTTGAGAACCCAAGCAAATCACCTTTCGTTGTTAAGTGGTTTGCAATCCTATCTGCCTCTACCTTGAAGGTGCTACTAGCAGAGTCGTATTTAAGAATATCGTCATCAGCAATTCCAGTAGTATCAACATTACTTAGATCACCAATATCAGCCGCTGCTATCCTGGCGTCTGCCCTGACATTAGTGTAATAAAGATTAGTCTCTTCTGGTACATCTGCTGAGGATACCTGATTAGCCCCCGTTCCAAAGTCGATAAGGGTGTCATCAATAGAGTCTGTAGCAATGCTAACTGCACCGGAAGATACAGTGAAGTGGCTAGAGGAAAAGGATGCTACGCCCTTTGCTGATGTAGTAGCGTCATCTCCTGCTATAGTAACCGTTGTACCTGTTGCCGAACTATTAAGACCCGATCCGCCAGCCACCGTGAGAGTATCACTGTCGAGATCAATATCAATAGTACCACTGTCAGTAGTGATATCCAAATCTTGTGCCGTAACCTGCGCGTCAACATATGTTTTAACCGCCCCCTGAGTAGGTACAAGAGTAGCACTACCTGTGCCTACAGTTGCATTATCAATGCCAGTTACTGTAGCCCCTGTGGCTAACTCTAGGCTGGTATTAGCCTTTATTGTCGTACCAGTAATTGCTGCTGGAGTTGTACCACCTAGAACGGCGTCAACAGTACCAGCGTTGATGTCAGCAGTGGTTGCCGTTAAGTTTGTCGTGGTTACCGCAGCCGGTGTAGTCGCACCAATAACCGTTGCATCAACCGTACCCGCATTTATATCAGCAGTAGTTGCTACCAAGCTAGTCGTTGTAACAGCCGCAGCAACAGCGCCACCAATTACAGCACCATCAATCGTACCAGCATTAATATCTACTGAGTTGCTTGTCTCTGGATTGACAGCCAGGGTAATCCAAGCATCGTTAGCCTGATTTCTTATCTTCAGTAAATTAGCCGTCGTATCTAGCCAGACAAGGCCCATAGATTCTGCGGCAGTACCTGTTATCGGTGGTGCAGTAGCTTTAGCTACGATCACCTGTACCGCTTGGTTCGGACCCACTCCAGTAGCTGTACCAGCGGCATCCGTTCCCATTGGGAATGTCTTTTGGAGAATAGTCTTAATAAATCTAAGAACATCATCGCCTTCTGAAACCGGATCAGATGCGGTAGGGTTTGCGCGATCAAAATCGCTAATATAATTTCCAGTATCTAATGCCATTATGGGTACCCGCTAGTGTTCATAACCCTCAACTCAGAACCTGAGTGACGGTCAAATGTGTCTCGTTTCTGTAGGTCATCAGCAGTGCTTTGTAATAGAGCCGCCCATGTCTGTAATCTGGCGTCATTCATTAAGAATGGTTCAGCTTCAAGTAATGCTCCGTATAAATATATATCTGGATTTTCAGTTAGCATAGTCTCTGTTGGATTTGAAACCGACAAGCTATCTATCTTTTTATAAAATAGCATTGATGTTGTGTATGCATCATCTGGAGAGGGGCCAACCTTTATCTTTCTTACCCCAGCGTCAGAGAAAATCGTATATGCCTTGGGTCTTCCCTTTGTGCTTCCAGCCCAAACTCTATTCATCATCTCTGGAGAGAGATAAGATAATGGGGTTATAGGGTCTGTAGTAAGGTGAACCTCTATCATCCCGCTATATCCAGTTGGGAGCGCATAATCTCTAATACCGCCTGTCATGGTAATAGCGGTACTTACATTCTCCATAAGGGATATACGCAGGTTGCGATTCATCTTCGCCTCTGCCAAAGCTATAAACTCTGTGATTCTATCTGTGAGATCATCTCTGTCGAGCCAGTTGGCTACGGCAGTCTGAAGCTCTGCATACGTCGAGATAGCCATTATCTACGAGTTATAAAATAGACGCTGTTATTGAGTATGCCAAAATCTGTTTGTGTTGCACCGGCCTGACCGGGGTTGTATAGCCACATAGTTATACCCTCGTTGGAGTGGTCCTGAAATATTTATTATCAGGATCATTTAGATATTTTTTAAGTAATTTTGTGTCTTTAGATATTGCCCCGTTAGTTTCCTTCATCCACATTTCCCATATATTAAACGGGATTGATGCAACTCTATGTCCGTGGGGCTGTTTTCCAGGGGTAAGTTTGTCACCATACTCCCTTTGCATTAGCTTATTCTGCTCTACTATAGGCTCTACGTCTTGATGAGTCCTGATAGTAATATCACCATCGCTATGCTCTTCAACGGTAGATTCTCTGAGATATCCTGTTCTTCGACTCATAACGGCATATCCCCTCTAGACATTTTAGAAAAATCTTTCATAGCATTCTCTTGGGCTTTCTGAGAACTAAACTTAGGCTCTTTAGCCTTAGTAGATTTCTTTTGCTTTAAACCCTCTTTCAAAGTTTTCTTAGTATTCATAGTTTCCTTAATGTAAGTAGGAGCGGCCCCGAAAGGCCGCCCCCAAGATACATCTTAGACAGCTTTAACACCAATGACAGCACCTGAAGCCTGACCATTTTTACCTCTTAGGCCATACTCTGCAATCATCATCTGTTTCACTGAGTCACCAGTTTTTGCTAGTGTTTCTGTGCGGAAGGGACGTAAGTAGTCCACACCCCAGAAATCATAATCCAGCACATACAACTGGTTAGCCAAACAGAAACGATTAGGCACAATCTTGAAAGTACCAAAGTCTGTTACGATAACATCAACCGAGTTGATTGACGTTGCCGGGGATGCTTTATCGTGGTTGGTCACGATATCAGCAACAACAGAACCAGCTAACGCTGACATCTTAACTTTAAGCGCAGAGTCGCACATAATAACATCTGGCTCACCACCAGCGTTAAAGATGCGCTCTATACAGTTGTTAAGAAATACCATCGTCAGAAGTGCATCAGCACCAGCAGGAGCAGCAGCCGCAGCACCAGTTCCAGCATTAACAATGCCAATACCAGCAGCAGAGCCATCAACAAGGTTGGACGTGCCAATAACAGCCGTACCCATCCAAGTCATACACTCGC